GCTACGATATCCGGCATAGCGTCGTAGAATTTGTTGGAAGCTTCTGTGTGCTGGAAGTATACGTCCGGGTTTTCTGCTGCCGGACTGTGAAACGCACTGCCAGACGATGCTGTATTTTCCGCCACCTGACAATGCGGTCGAATATTCGTTGGCGAGTGGTGTTCGGTTCAACCATTCGCTCACGTTCCCCGTGAAAGTGGATCCCACCGGATATTCGCCGACGAGGGATTTCTTCATCACGAGCGCCGGAAGGCCGACGTCGCCTTTAGCTCCCTGAACGCCCTGCGCTCCTTGCTTGCCTTGCGGGCCGGTGGCCCCGGTATCGCCCTTGTCGCCTTTGGGGCCTTTGATGTTGCCGATCAATAGTCGCGTCATGTGTCACCTTTCCGGGATGTCCACGTACAGGTTCCCGCTCTCGGAGTCCCAGACGAACGAGGGTGGGTTCGTGTTGTCCGGATAGTTCACGTACAGGTCGCCGTCGCCTTCCATGCTGAGCGTGAAGAAGCCGTTCGAGGGGGCGGATACGCCGCTGTCGCCCTTGTCACCCTTCTCCCCTTGCGGGCCCTGGATGCCTTGGGAACCTTGGATGCCTTGTCTGCCCTGGGGGCCGGTCGCTCCCTGTGGACCCGTGGGACCCTGCGGACCTGTGGAACCCGTCGGGCCTTGCGGTCCCGCCGCGCCGATCGCGCCGGCATCACCCTTATCGCCTTTCTCGCCGCGTATCCCCTGCAGTCCCTGCGGGCCTTCGGGACCGGCGACGCCTTGCGGCCCTCGCTCCCCGGTCGCTCCTTTCTCTCCCCGAGGACCGGTGGGTCCGGTCGCTCCGGTGGCCCCCTGTGGTCCTGTGTCGCCCTTGTCGCCCTTCTCCCCTCGCGGCCCCTGGTCGCCTTTCGGAAGCCCCAAATTCAAGGTTTTGTCGCTGCCGGCGCCCGTGAGCGACGCGCTTGCCTGTGCGCCGGGGGCGAGCGTGTCCACCGAACCGATTTTCAGGCCGGTGATGTAGTCGCCTTTCGGCTGTTTACCCGACAATGCGTTGTTGAGCGAGTCGATGTCGTTTCTGGTCACGTCGGCGCTGAACGTCCAGGCGTCGAGTTTGAGGCCGGCTCCAGCGTAGTAGGCGTGGCCACCATCCCCGATGGAGGATTCTCCGCTGTTGCCGCCGGCGCTGGCGCCTCCGGATTCGTAGGTGACGGTGAGCACGCCTCCCGAAACCTTGACGATCTTCTTGGAGATCTCGGCAGTGACGACGAGGCCCGTGTTGTTGTCACGGCCCGTGACCAGGTCGCCGACGTCCGCGTCGATGCCGTCGGGAATGTCCACGTCGATGGTGCTGGTGTTCCGAAGTTCCTGGAATTTCTGCCTGCCCTTGTCCTCGAGCTCGTCGGCTTCGGCGTTGGACAACTCGTATGTGGCGGTGCGTTCGTCAAGGCCTTTGAGGGTCTGCGTGTGGCTGAACGTGCCGTTCGCATCGGCGTACCAGTGGATGACGGTACGGTCCTTGAGTTCGCCCTTGCCCAGGCAGATGAGATGGTTGATCGGGTGCGCCGCCTGTTTGGCGGTGAAGTCGATGAGGTCCGAGTCGATGCTGTCGCCGATCGTGCGGACGGGCATGGCGCTCATGGATACCTTGTCGCCGTCATTACGCAACCGGAGTTTGAGTCCGCTTGCCCTGAGCATCTTGACCAGACCGCTGTACAGGTCCACGTACCGGTCGAACTGGCAGGTGGTCTTGTGGTCGGCGCTTTCGTCGGTGACGGTGAACAGGCCTTGCAATCCCGCACGGCTGACGAGCGTGCGCATGATGACGGGAATCGTGCCGGACAGGGTGAGGTAATCGTTGTTCCTGTCCGGTTCGATGATCTTCGAGGCGAGCACTCCATGCCAGTCGCGGCCATGCCATGTGACGGTGGACAGGCCTCCGTCCACGTCGACATCCGTGTCGTCGATGATGCCGCCGTACTCGGTGCCGTCGATCATGATGCGGCTCCCCGCCTTGAGCGCGGCGTCTTCGACCTGCAGGTCGAAGTCGTTCTCCCCGCTACCGAACGCGAGGTCGAGCGTGTATGAGGCGTGGCTCGCCACGGGTTTGCCTGTGGCGTCGGTGACGATCAGGTCCATGGCGGTTCGCTCCTTTCCTCGCAGACCGTCAAGTCGAATTGGAATCCTCCCGGCCAGCTGATCGGCTGTGTTCCGGGCGCGAGCGGTTGGAACACGTACCGGCCGGAATCCTTGCCCGACCCTCGCACGGCCTGCGCGAAGCAGTTTGTGGCGAGACCTGTGCCGCTGACCATGGTGACGGTCCTGACATCGCCGGTGCCGTCGATTTCCAGACGCGAGCCGGATGGCACGGTCACGTCGACCTCGTACCGGTTGTTTCCGATGATGACGTACGGTTGCGCGCATGGTCCGAATATCGTGAGCTTGACCGGCTGCGGGATGGACGTGTCGTTGACGATCTCGGCACCCAATGCCATGCCGGCGAAATCATGCGGATAATCATATGGATAGTCAAGGTCGGCGGTTCCGGAATCGTATCGCGGCGTGAAATGCGTCATGGTCGGACGGCGCCACACGCCATCGGCCAGCACGATGGTCAACTGCGTCTCGACCATCGTGGGCGTGATGGATTGCGGTTCGCTTTTCGTGATCCACGCTTTGGCTTCCCATTCGCCGTCGGCCACGAGCGTGCCCGGGTTCCCGGATGCCATGTCGGCGTCCGCGAGGCGGCGCAGTAGGTCGAGCGTGGCTGGAGAATCGTGGATCTTCACGGTGACTGTCGCCTCGCGTGCCTTGCGGGTGATGCCCGTCATGCCACGTGAGGCGAGGCTGTAGTCCCAGACGCGGGCTCGCAGTCCCGTGAGCGTCTCGCCGTACAGCGGCCCCTCGAAGCCGATGCGCTCACCTGTGGCCGCGCACACGTATTCAAGCGATTGCACTTCTCACCTTCCTTGCGAAGTCGCGGTCACCTATCGTCGGCGTGTATCTGGCGATGATCGATCCGAGGTCGCTGTGCAGCGATTCGACGGCCGCGATGAGTTCCCGCAGATCGCCGTCTCCGGCATTGGCGCCGGTGCCGGCCGTGACGTTCAGCCTGCCGGTCTTCGACCAGTCCACGTCGGAGAGGCTCATCGTGGAGACGAGCGAATCCATGGAACGGCTGACCACATGCGCGGAATCGTCGATGCCCAATGCCATGCCACGTCCGACCATCACGCCGACCTCGTCGCGGAACACGCGCGACGGCGAATGGATGCCCAAAGCGTTCTTGGCCTTGTCCACCAAGCCCGACAACGCGTTGGTGATGCTGGAATACAACGAGCCGACCATCCCCGTGATGCCGTTGATCAATCCCTGGATGATGTTGCGTCCCGCGCTGACGAGCCAGCTGCCCGCTCCGGACACCGCGCTCCGGACGGTTCCGCCAATCCCGCTCACGACACTCCCGACACGGCCAACCATGTTGCTTACGGTGCCGACGATGCCGCCCCAGACGTTCGACACAATGCTTCCGACGCCATTCCACAACGCGGCCCACACGCTCCGGATGGTCGAGCATGCGGCGGATACCACGCCACTGACCATGCCGACTCCCGCGGCGACGACGCCTTGGATGCCGCCCCACACTGCCGACGCGATGCCCTGGATGGCCGACCACGCGGCGCTCCAGTTCCCGTTGACGACCGCGAGCGCCAGTTGGATGATGTCTTGGATGACGGTGAGTGCGGTGTTGATGATTGTGGTGATGATGGTCCATGCGCCTTGTACGACGGTGGATATGGTGTTCCATAGTCCGTTCCAGACCGTGCTGATGATGGTGGTGGCGGTTTGGAAGATGGTTTGGATGTTCTGTATTCCGGCTTGCAGGAGTGGTGTGATGGTGGTGATGAATGTTTGGATGCCGGTGATGATCGCGGTGAGTGCGGTCATGATGATGGGGCCGATTGTGTTCCAGACGTTTTGGAGGATGGTGGTGATGAGTGTCCATCCGGTTTGCCAGATTTGCTGGATTTGGCTCATGGTCTGGGTGATGAATGTTCCGATGGCTTGCAGTGCGGGTTGGCATGCTGTGCTGATCTGGTTCCAGATTCCCGTGAACCATGTGGCGAAGCTGTTCCAGAGCTGTTTGCCCGTTTCGGTTTGGGTGAAGAACCATGTCAGTGCGGCCACGACCGCGGTGATGCCTGCGATGACGAGGATGAATGGGTTCGCATCCAAGGCAGCGCTGAATGCCAATTGCACGGCGGTCGCGGCCTTGGTCACCGCACTCCATGCCGATTGAGCTGCCTTGACAATATTGAACGAGCCGGCGAGTTGCTTCAGTGCTCCAGCCGCGTTTCCCGCGTCGGAGATCTTGCCAATCATGTCGAAAGCGGCCGTAGCGGTCTTCTCCACACCGGAGGCAGTCGCGGAAATGGCCTTCAGCCCACCGGAAACTGTTTTCAGCCCGGCTGATACCGCGCTGATGCCTTTGCTGGCGAGGATGAGCGCGGTGATTCCCTTGGCCAGCGGGATGATGGCGTCGGCATGCGCCGACATGTAGTCGAGAAGACCTGACACGGCATGCAGGAGCGTTTTGAATCCGTCCGCGACCGCCGGCAATTGTCCTTTCGCCTGATTGTAGAGTTCGGAGAGTGGTTCGGAGATGACATTCCAGACGGCTCCGGCAGCTCCCGACAGGGATGAGCCGAGTTCCTTCAGATCGTCCTTGAGGGAAGCGAGATAGGAGGCGAACTGCTGGACGGTCTGGCTTTTGCCGAGCTTGTCGAAAAAGGCAGTGACCGTGGGGATGGCCTGTTCCAATCCCTTCTGCAATCCCACGCCGACCTTCTCCAAAGTCGGGGACACCGCCGCAGTGAACGCGTCGATGAGCGGAATGGCCTGGTTGAACAGTCCGCGCAGTCCGTTGAGGACGGGCGTGGCTGCGGTCTCGCCGAGTCGGCTCAACGCGGCCTTCACGTTCGCCAGAGCGCCGGTGAACGTCGTTCCGGCGCTTTGTGCGGCACCGCCTAGGCCTTCCTGCATGGCGTCGGCGAAGGTCTGGAAGTCGATCTTGCCGTCCGAGACCATGTCGGACACTTCGGCGCTGGTCTTGTTCAGATGCTTGCCGAGCATCTGGAGAACCGGGATGCCGCTCGACATGAGCTGGAGCATGTCGTCGCCCTGGAGTTTGCCTCGGGCGGCGACCGATCCGAAGATCATGCCGATGTCGGTCAGGCTGCGGCCGCTGATCTGCGCGGTGTCGGCCACGGTCTTGAGGACCTTGGTGAGCTGGTCGCCTTCCTTGATGCCGGATGCTGACAGGCTGGCCGCGACGGTCGCGGCGTCACCCAATCCGAACGCGGTGCCTTTGACGGAGGCGAGCGCGTCGTTCATGATTTCGGTGACGCTCGCGCTGTCGTGGCCGAGGCCTTTGAGTTTGGCCTGCGCGTTCTCGATGTTGAGGGCGCGGGTGAAGCCGCCTTTGGCGGCCAATGCGGTGATGCCGCCGGCGAGGGTGGCGATCGCGCCTGTGCCGACCTTGCCGATTTTGCCGAATGCTCCGCCGATCTTCGAGATGAGGGTGCTGGAGCTTTTCTTGGAGGCTTTGTTGACGGCGTCGCCGATGTCGCCTTCGATGCTTTTGCCGAATCCTTTGCCGGATGGTTCGACGTGGACGTATGCGACGCCTATGTCCTGTGCTGCCATCGTGTTTCCTTATTCGTAAGTTGGGATTCCGATGGCGGTCGGAGTCAGAGGTCGTCGTCGATGCGGAAGTAGGCTTTGAGCCGTTCCCTGTCCTCGCGTTGACGGCGGGTGAGGTTGTGCGTCGGGGTTGGCGGGCGGAGCGGGTCGTGCTCGTGGTCGAACCATGGGCGTTTGCGTTGTCCGGACAGCGTCCAGACCGCCTGTTCGGCTCCGTCGGGCGCGTAAACGGCGTTCTGCAACGCCATCCACGAGTGGCTCGTATGGTCTTTGAGGATTTCGCGGGTCAACGCCCAAGCGAGTCCCCAATCGACTCGTGGACGTTGGCCTTCAACCCATTCCCGGAAGCGTACGGGCCTGTAGATCTGCCCGTACGCTCGGATCCAGTCATAGGCTAGCGCCGCGCGATTGTTGTTCCAGAGGTGGGCGAGGTAAACGCTTTTGGGTCCAGTCCGGATTCCTCGGCCCACGCCTTGATGGTCGCGGTGAGGTAGGCCATCGGACGTTTGGTCTTGCGCAGCACGTTCCAGAAGTTCGGCTGCATCGTCTGGAAGTAGGCGAGGAACGTGCTCACGCAGGCCGTGGTTTCCTCGTCGGACAATGCGGGCTTGCTTTTGACCAGGAGGATGGCCTGGACGAGTTCGATGGGCAGTTCCGCGTTGTTGAGGTTCGGCAGGTCGAGTTTGACGCCGGCGACCTCGAGGTGCACGTCGGGTTTGAGCTCTTCCGCTTCGGTCAGGTCCACGTCCACGACATGGTAGGTGTTGTCGCTCATTTCGTCTCCGTTTCATGGTTATCGGCGGTTATGGGTAATGGTCCCGTGCGGTCGACCGCCATCGGCCGCACGGGAAGAATCAATGGGCTACTTGGCGTCTTCGGTGACGAGGCCCCATGCGTGGAACTGTTCGCCGTTGGTGCCCTTGAGCATCTTGAACGTCATGCTGAAGTTCATGATCTCGCTGGATTTCAGGCTCACGTCGTCACGGTCGCTCACCTTCGCGTTGGTGCCGTACAGGAGGAACGGACGGTCCTGCTGGTCGAGCGCGACCAGCACGAGGATCCACTCCTTCTTCAATCCGGCGCCCTTGATGCTGATGCCGCCGTCCGAATCGACGTCCACGTCGAAGTAGGCCGACACCACGTCCTTGCGGCCCTCCATGGCGGCGAGCTGCAGGGTCCAGTAGCCCGGATCCGTGTCGGACAGCACGATGTCGCCGTTGTGGGCCTTGTAGTCGGTGCTGTCGCCCGGTTCCGGATGCAGTACGGCGCCGTCCTCGGTGCTGTATCCGATCGGCTTCTTGTTGTCCGGCGGGGTCCAGGCCACTCCGGTCGGAGCCACGAACGTGCTGTCGCCCTTGGGGAACAGGAACAGCGCGTAGTTCTTGATCAGGCGCACGTTGCCTGCGGTGTTGCCGTTGGACACGTACCCGTAGTCGGTCGCGCCCTGCGCGGCGACGGTGGTTTTTTCGTTGTTGTCAGACATTCGTCTGCACCTTTCCGTTCTTCGCGTGTGGCGGCACGTTGTCTTTGGTTGTGTTTCAGTTGACGGTGACCTCGAGCAGGAGCACGCCGTACGCGCACACCAGCCTCTTGTCCTCGTCAGTCATGCGTACCGGCCCGGATTCGAGTGACGCGTCGATGAGCGGCGCGACGGTTCCAAGCCCGATGATCTCCCTCGCGATGTCGGCCCACAGGCGTGCGGCCTTGTCCCAGTCGCCCGTATGGTCCTCTCTCATGCAGCGCACGCTCAGCCGCAGCCGCACGTACTGCGAGATGGGCGTGCTCATGCCCTGCATGGAGTCGGCCAGCGTCGCTTCCGTGAAGGGAGGTTCGAGGTCGTTGCGTTCGATAGTGTCGAACGTCACGTCCGGGAACAGTGTCCTCAGTTTGGGCAGGAGCAGGGGTTCCGTGCGCCGGGGAGTGACCGGGATGCTCATACGCGCATCCTTCCGAGCGTGTCCTCCAGCGTTCCGTGCGCCTTCTCCACCGGTGCCGGGCAGAGGATGGCCACGCCGCTGCGGTTCTTGCCGTCATGGTCGCGGACCATGCACCGGCTGTCGGTGACGGCCTCGTTGGCCGCGTCACGCATGCGCGAGCGCAGCGTCTCGTTCTTCAGCACCTGCTGGCTGAACGCCTTGCGGTTGAATACGAATCTGCATCGTTTGGCCATGCTTATCCTTCCCGTTCGCCCACGGTGATGACGTCGCCTATGTGGCGTCCGTGGAGGTTGTTCCACACTTGCGGTTTTCCTTTGACGGGCAGGAGGATGCCTCTGACTTTGATCAGGTCGGTGGCTTGGATGCCTGTCGGCTGGCTACCGCGGATGTGGATCGTGTATTCGGTGGTCTGCGGGCTGGCGTGCTCCTCGGTCTGGTCGGTGGTGGAGGTTGGCGCGACCATCGCCTGGAACGTGCCGACGCGGGCGGGTTTGCCCTGGATGGGGTTGCCGTCCGTGTCGGTGGTGGACTGGCCGCGCCACACTTCGATGGTTTCCACTAGGACGTCTCCCCCGTTGCCATGTCGACGCTGAACGCGCGCTGAGCGTTGATGCCAAGGATGCGTTTCTCGTCGTCGCGCAGCCAGAGATCGCCGGTGGGCGCTCCGAAACTGTATTGTTCGCTGAAGCTGCCGGTGGTCTGGTTCATCTGCGTGATGCCGCCGGGAATGTCGTACGGGTCGGCCTGCATGATTCTGCGGACGATGTCGCAGGTGATCTTCGTCAGCAGGCGTGGCCGTTCTTCGAGGAGCCGCCGCCAGATGGGCGAGCGTTCCTTGATGTAGTCGGTCACGTCCGCGAGATGCGTGTCGGCTTTCTGACGTTCCTCGTCGGTGAGCTTGTGCCACCTCCGTTCGAGATCGTCGGAGGTGGCGAACATGTCCGGTTCGTCCGTCATGGTCACTTCTTGTCCGGCAGCTTGATCACCCCGGAGGCCGCGAGGCCGATGATAGTGTCATCGAACTGTTTCGCCAAAGTATTGAAAGCCGTGACGAGCTTGTCGAATTCATCCTTGGTCGGAGCGGCTGCGGCGGCCTTGACGATGTTGCCGTCAACGTTGCCAATCGTCTGTTCGGGCGCGAACTGCTTGATGCCGCCGAGGGTGTCCTTGCCGGCCTCCGGCAGTTCGTAGGCACCGGAACCGGCGGAGAAGGCGGTGCCGTCAGTGTTGACAAGCCGCACCTGCGCGTCCAACGGGCCGACAGTGTGCTTTTCCTCGCCTGCAGGGTTGATCACAAGCGTCTGGATGGGGAAACTCATCGTTCACCTCACTTGGTCTTGAGCACGGCGAACGCGTTCGGGTCGATGACGGCGAACGCGTACATCGCTTCGGTACGGTATGCGATCTGGTTGTGGGCCTTCAGGTCCACGCCGGTCTGGTCCGGGTCGCCGTAGGCGATAATCTCGCTGGTCAGGTCGCGGACCATGCCCCATTTGATGAGGCTGAAGTCTCCCATGAACGCGAGCACCTTCGTCGGGGTCGAGGCCAGTCGTCCGTTGACGGTGCCAGAGGTCGCGGCGGTGATGCCGTCCAGGCTGCCGGCCTGCAGGTTCAGCGGAATCTCCGGATAGAAGCGCATGCCGGTGGAGGGAACGCGCAGCTTGCGCAGACGGGACGCCCAAGTCTTGGACAATGCCACGCCGTTGATGTCGTAGGAGTCGTTCAGCGCATCGGCCAGGGCGTCCACGTTGCTGATTTCGTCATCGCCGGCGATCACCTGCACGGCGGACGTGCTCAACGGGTTGAATCCGGAAAGCGCGGCGCCGGTCTTCGGGTTAATCGCATGGTAGATCACGTAGTCGAGCGCACGGCCCAAAGCGGCTGCCTGATCCGCCTGGATGCTGCGGATGATCTGCAGCTGGTTGTCCTCGTCGGCCCACTGGAGTTCGCTCGTGACGCGGGTGGTAGTCTGCACCTTGAAGCGCTTCGCCACGACGGAATCCACGGTCTGCTCGTAACTGTTCTTGACCGCGCCTTCGGCCACGACCTCGGCTTCGCTCTTGCCGTTGAACACGAGGTAGTCGGCGTCGGAGAAGATCTGCGGCGTGCTGGGACTCAGGGACGCGATGGTGCTGGTGTCCTTGGCCTTGTTCACGATTTCGGTGGCCACGCTCACGGGGAGCTTGATCTGGTCTGTTTTCATCGCCATGATGGCTTGTCCTTTCAGTCGTTATCTGCCGAGGAGCTGATGGATGTACGAGAGCTCTTCGGCGTCCTTGCTGTTGTTCTGGTGCGAGGGAGCGCCGGTCTGGTTCCTCACCTGCGGCGGCTTGGATGCCGGATGCAGTGCCGCTTGCAGGAGGTCCGCGTGCGCTTCGAGTTCCTCCTTGGTTCCACCGCGGAGCAGTTCGGCAGGAACGCCCTTGTCTTTGGCGACTTCGGACACCCATTCGGCGTGCTGCTTCTCGGCAGCGGCATCGTCGATCTGCTTGCGCAACGCGGCGTTCGATTCCTTGAGCTTGTCGAGCTCGCTCTTGCCCGCGTTCTCCATCTCGTCGAGTCTCATGGCCTTGGATTTGAGCTCGTCGTAGTCCTTGTACTTGCCGCGCTCCTTGGCCAGTCTTTTCTCCACGATCTGGTCGACCTGCTCCTGGGTGAACGATTTCGGTTCGGGCTCGTTGCCTTCACCGGAACCGCCTTCGCCGGAACCGCCGTCGATGAGACGGATACGGGCCGGGAATCGGAATCTGTTGAACATGTCGTGCTCCTTCTTGCTGTTTCCCGTGGATCCGAGTTCGACCGCGCCACGGTACGCCGTATGGTCCTCCCACGCGATGCGGCGCATGGTCGCCGCCGGCCGGAGGGCCGGTTGAGTGGTGGATGCGGGATTCGCACCCGCGTGGCACAAAGCGCCCGATTTACAGTCGGGTCCGTTCGTCTGCTCCGGCAATCCACCAAAAGGTGATAGAATGGATACGTAAGCGCCCTTGTTACCGCCCTTTTTGGTAGTTTCAGCGGCGCTTACTTGATTCTCAGCAACTGTCCTTTTTTGTTCAGGATGTATACGATCCCATTCTTGAAACGATGACTTTTCATGATGTTTCCGATGAGTTCCTCATCGCTCATGTTGTCGTTTTCGGAATTGTCGATGATCAGCCGTCTGCAATCCGGCTTTTTTGACGCGCTGCCCATATATCCGTCGATAGTGCGGAATTTGTCTGCTGATTGAGGCGTCTTGAGCTCGATGCCGCCTTCCAAATCAGACAAGCCGATCAGGAGCATACGCCCAGTGTCTGGATCCTTCGCTTCACGATGGTCGATCTGAAAGGCCGGGACGATTCCATGTCTGCGCAGTCTCTGGGCCGTTCGTATCTCCTGCGGTCTTGCCTTCTCGGTTTCCTCACGCATCCCATCACTTGGGAAGCTGATCAGTGGCTCTGCGCCGCTGTGGAGCCATTCTCGGTCGCGCCAGCGCATCTCGGCGAGTATCTGGTTGCGTTTCCAGTTGCCGAACTTCTGGTCCGGCGAACTGCGGGTTCTCAGGTATTCGTCGTGGGTAAGACGATGCTCGATGGCCGTCTTGCATTGTTCCCAGCGTTCACTCATGCCGTCGGGGTCGAAGCCTTTGAGCTTCTGCCTTCCCCAGCTGCTGATGACATCACAGTGACAGTGGCCATTGTGGAAGGTGGGGCCGAAGTCGGCCGTCTCTTCACTGAGGTATTCGAAGCCACGGGTGGCGAGCATGACGCAGAACGCGCATGGATCGCTGCCTCGTGGCACGCGCGCCCATTTTGGTTTTGTGGGGTCGGCATGCATGTCACGCATGGTCATAAGCCTGGCGGATGTGCTGACCATGTCACCAATGAGCTGCTGCCAGTCATCGATGGTCTTCAACTCCGGCCACAGACTGTCCACGCTCAATCCGGCATTGCTGCGTCCGGCGACGAGGTCGGAGTAGTTGAGACCATTCCAGTCAGTTCCGGAGAAACCGCCGTTCATGCGGTAGAGGACTTCGCTTGGATCAAGCAAATCCGGGTGTTCGAACTCCGGCAGATCCACTCCTGACTGCTCGGCCCATATAGCGCGTAGCTGGCTGAAATAATCGTCAGCCAGCTGCGCGGACTGTCTCGAGTAGTCCTCGACCACATCGCGCATGAACAACGGGTTGGAGCGGTACTGCGCCTCGATAGCGTCAGCTGCTTCGTCTGCCAATGCATCAAGGTCGGCGACGTATCCCGCATAGGCTTGGTCAAGCAGCCGTTGAAGATCTCTCCTGTTCGTCTCCGGTATGTTCAGGCTGTTGAGTTCCATCCTGAACCTCCTCGCCGCCGGCCGATGCCAGGCGAGCCTTTAGCTGATCGATCTGTTCCTTAGCGCGCTGGCGTTGCTGGTCGGCGCGTAAGCGGGTGATTTCCTCACGGCTCAGGCCGAGTCGTTCGAGTCCGACGTCGGAGTCGGCGTAGCCGGTGACCTTGTCGGCGATCTTCGTGAACGCGTCGGCGCGCGCCGCGTCGGAGATCTCCTTCGTGGGGGCCCATACCGGGTGTACGTCGCGCATGGAGTCGGGTATCGAGTTCGTGCCTTCGCGCAGTGCCACGGCGATGCCCATGGCGCGTTTGAGTTCGCGTCCGAAGGCCACGTTCTGCTTGTCGGCGATGCGGGTCAGGCGTCGTTCCGCTGATGCCATCGCCTCGGCACTGGTCGGATTGTCCAGTGTGATGCCCAGGTAGTCGACCGGCACGCGGGTCTGCGAGGCGACGAGCATGGCCATGGTCTTGAGCATGTCCGAATGGGGTGCCATGGACGCCTGCTGCACCTGCTGTAGTTGGGGCAGGTTGCCGTCCTCGTCGGCGCTGATGGCGTTGATCGCCTGGATGAGGCTCTTCCACGTGTTGCTGCTGAACGCGTCCTTGTTCGCGCCGATGAACCAGAGTTTGGGAACGGAGTAGAATTCGGCCGATGCCTCCATGCGGACCATGGTGCGGAATCCGGCGTCCACGAGGCTCATGAGCGAACGGCTGATGCGGCTGTGGCCGAACGGGCGGTCCATCTGCCTGTCGTAGGCGAGCGCGACGACCGTCGGCTGGTCGAAGTTCGTTTCGATTTTCTCCGCGCGCCATGGCAGTGGGCGCCCTGAGCATTCGTAGACCTTGCCGGGGAGCCATACGTTGAACGAGCAGATCCGTCCGTCCTTGTCATCCTCGGTGATGGTCAGCGCGGCGGCCAGGCGGTGGTTGCGCCTGTCCCAGATTCCCGCGGACCAGTCGGCGGAACGGGGGATCATGCTGATTCGTTCCGGATCCTCCGGGTCTGCGGCGATGGTCAGGAAGCTGCATGAGTGCTTGTATGAGGATACGATCAGTTCGGATGCGGTGACATCCAGCTGGTTGTCCTCGAACAGGTCGTTGATGCCCATCGTGTCGTCGCCGGAGATGCTGAATCCTTCCAGGTCGCTCAGGTCGCTCAACGATCGGACGGCCAGTTCGGGCCATCCGATCATCGCCTCGACCTTGTTCTTGATCTGGTCGGGGATGGATATGCCGAAGTCCTTGAACCGTTCCTTGCAGTCGTAGTAGGCTCCGCGGATCAGGTTACGCGGGTATTTCTCGCGCCAGACGCGCAGCAGTTCGTGGATGATAGGCATGTCCTCGTCGTCGACGCCAAGAATGGTGCCGACGTTGCCGCTGGCGGTGTCTAGGTAGCTGCTGCCGGTGAATTTCGGTGCCGTGCTTACCGTGGTGCCGTCTGCCATGTAGAAGACCATCAGACCATCACCTCCTGTCGTCTTCCGGGATGCCGTTTCGTGGTGAACGCCCCGTAGAGCGCCAATGTGGTGGATACGAGCGGGGTTATGTCGATATCCGAGCCGAGCTTGTTCCATGCGATCGCGCCGGACTGTCCCAATGGACGCGTGGTCGCGCCCTTGACGGCTGCGGCCAGCTGTGGCTGGTATTCGTCCCGCGGGTGCTTGAGCGTGCCGGCCTTGAGCATGTCGAGGAATCGGCCGCATGCGCGGCCCATCTCCTGCATATTCGTCACGGTGACCTTCACGTGTGCGGCCTTCAGGTCGGGCAGCAGGCTCATGGCCGGCGACTGCGCGTCGATGACCACACTTGCGGTCTTGTGCCAGCGTTCGGCGAGCCAGTCCACGGCCCACATGGTTCCCGCCTGCCGCGCGTCCTTGATGTTCGCCATCTGGATGACGGCCGTTCCGTCCTCGCACCGCAATGCGGCGCCGATGGTCAGCACGCTCCTGTCGGGCGGCATGTCGATGCCGAAGCTCACCGTTCCTCCATCAGGCACGTCGTCGGTCTCGGCGGCCTTCCACAGGTCGGGGCTGATAGCGTACGCGGTGGCGGTCTCATCCCAGATGCCGAGCGCCTCACGGCGGAACGAATCATCGGCGAGGAGATTGCGCATGCGCAGTATCGCCTGCTCGCTGGTACGTTTCGGATACGACGGGTTCGCTTTCGCCCACGCGTTCCGGTCGTCCGGATCGCAGTCTCGGTCCGCGCCGAGCTCCACGTAGAGCATGTCGTCCGACTTGCCGGACAACGCGGTGGAACGTTTCTCCTCGAACGCCTCGCACTGGTCGCCCGGCTTCGGTGGATTGCCCATGAACACGATCAACGGGTTCGGACTCGTATTCACGATCGGAATCAGGTTGTCCAAAGCCTTGATGGTGAGGATCTGAGCCTCGTCGAACACCTCGATGTCTGCGGAGTGCAGTCCTCGGCCGAAACCGTTCTCGCGGGCGCCGAACATGATGCGGCTGCCGTTGGCGAAACGAATCTCCTGCTGGCCGTTCGCTCGACGCACGTTCCGCACGTACCTGGACAGTTTCGAATTGCGTGTCAGGTCGCACATGTCGGCGAACGTCTCGTCGGAGGTGCGCGTGTGGTGCGCGGTCCAGATGACCAATGTCCCGGCGCGTCCGGCGCACAGGATGAACATCGCGGTGCCGACCGTGAACGTCTTGCCGATCTGCCTGCAGCTGGACAGTACCGCCCCACCGGAGCCACAGGCGTATTTGCCGTCCGCGCGTTTGGCGAACAGCAGGTAGAGGAAGCCCTTCTGCCACAGGTCGTAGTGGATTCCGGCCTTGGCCGCCGCGCTGTTGATCAGGTTGAAGTCGCTCGACGTGACGTCTTCCGGCTGCACGAGCCGTTGGGCGATCTCAGACAATCGACGCTCCGACATCCTCCGTCACCTCCGTCACGTCATCATTCGCATCGAACAGGCTGCCGGATTCCTCGGCCATGCGCATCCGTTCGTCGAATTCGGCGAGCTTGCTGCTGATCGACGGCAACGCGCTGGCCGGCGTCGAGGGGTCATGCAGAGCCTCGCGCAGACGGCCGACGATTTCGCGGAGCGTGTCCTCATGGGAGCCGTCCATCATCCGTTCGAAGTTCCGTCTGTCGAGTTCCCGCTCCGGTTTTCTCTTCGCCTCAACAGGTTTGCTCTTCCTCGCCTGAGCGGGATTGTTCTTTTTCCGACGATAATCCGCTTTCTGACGGCAGGACTTGGAACAGTACTTCTGAGGCCGCCCGTGGCCGGAAGGCTGGAATTCCTTGCCGCAGAGTTCGCACTTCATCGGCGTAATCCTCGCTTTCCGACCTTTCGTTGTTTCCCCTGTTTCCGACGTTTGAATCCGCGGGGAGAAATCGGCACTGCACCCGAGGCGACCGGGAGGGGGCATACCCGGGGTCCTCGCCCTGGTCATCGGAGACTAGATGCCAAACGTTTTGAACGGCATCGAGCTTGATTTCACTTCCTGTCTGCCAGCCAGCAGCGCTCGTGCGTGTTCGTCTGTCTTGTCGCTCTTGAACCTGTTGCATCTGCGGTGCGTAAGCCTGCAGTTAGTGAAGTTGTATGGATCGCCGCCGCGTGAGACTGGTATGAGTTCGTCGACTTCGGCGCTCATCGGATGTGGTGTCTTCAATGTCTTGTCGACTGGCTTGCCGCAGATGGCACACACGTCGTATGCGGCCAGCACTCTTGCCCTGAGCTGTCTGCGCCGCCAGCCGTTGCTGACGCGCTCGTTGCGCCGCTTGCTCATGTGGCCTCCAACGTGTATGGGCCCCGGGGTGCCGTGGATTTATCAATGATTATCTTCGCCGTTGGTTTGCTGGAATGCCGGTATAGGGGCTCCCATATATGGACACTCCCGTGTCTTGTAGGGGCTCCACATCATCTGCGAATACCCCTACCCCGGGTTTGTTTCATGGGTGCCTTCGGCGGGATTCGAACCCGCGTCTACACGCGGCCACAAGGAAGAGAATCCAATAAAGACTCGCGGCCGGTACGATCTACCACTGATTCCTACGAAGGCATTCGGACAGGCGGATTTGAGCTTCACCGCATCACGGAAGCACGGGATTGGCTTGCCTGCCACATTGGGGTATGTCCACTCTGACGGGAGTGGGCGGAGCGTGTCCGATATGCCGTTCGGACAGGACGGGACTGCAACCCAAGTGAATCAGGAGAATCCATTGGAGGATATAAGTGAGGGTCCAAACCGTGTGTATCGGTTTGGACCCTCTAATCCACTGACAATTGTGCGTTGCACTTTCGATTTTGTCAAATCGAATCGCGTCGCAACACCTGCCGATGCACATCCGAAAGCCGGTACAATGGCCGCCCCTTCTCGTTCTCACCGGCCGGCTGAAGCCTGCCACGCTTACGCCACGAGCGAATCGTGTTCGCATTGCACTGGAACCCGCATTCGCGCAGCAGCTCCGCGCACTCCCCCGCCGTGAACGCCCTGCCCGATTCGATGCACTCCCGCAGGAAACCCAATCGCACATCGACCACGCGATAAGCGTTGCCGCACACCGGACAGTCAACGCTTACCGCGCCGACCTCCGCACTCAGCTCCACGCCGCACAGAGGATTCAGGCACCTGCCGATGCCGTGCCTGGATGGCGGCACGTCGATGATGCCCAGCGTCTTGCGCACCACCCGCTCCCAGTCACGCCAAATCAGACCAATGTCCGGCAATCGTGAAAGACGATTGCAATCCGCGCAGATACTCAGGCATTTCAACACAGACGGATGAATCCTGCTATCGGCCCACGGCATGGCCGGCGGAGCATACAACCGCCGCCAAAGAGCGACAGCCAAATCATCGATCTCCTGCAGATGGTCAATCACAGACAACCTGACCGGCATCGGAGCCGAAGCCAAATTGGTCCGGCCGGGCTGATGGCCACCGTAATGTGCGGTGCTGTCCAGAAACTCGCTCAGGGCTTGGATCCATGACGGATAGTCGCGGAGCCATCCTCTCATTACGGCATCGCACTTGTCACACAGCGTATTGCGCAGATTGCACTCCCCGCCGCACACTTGGCACATGCCGGCGAGCGCTGGCTTGTTTTGGTTGGTTTGTGCTGGTTGTGTCTGGTTTGGTGTTGGTTGGGATTCGTTGTTTTGTTCGTTCATTTGTTCGATTCCCTCCGGCGTGGTAGTCTTCTGGTGGTGTCAGGAGCCCGGCCGGAAGGTCGGGTTTCTTGTTATTCGCGGGTGTGTTGGATGATCGCTTTGATTTCCTCTTTGGGGACTTGCGGCATCAGTGGGGCGATCTCATCGAGGCTGTATCCGGCCTGATGCCATTTGATGATCATGTCCATGAGGGTTTTCTTCACTTTCATTTCGTTTCCCTTCGTATTTGCTGGATGATCGTCTCGTATGGTTTGCGGTGGAAGATGCGTATCCACCATTCGGGGCGGCGGCCCCATATGGTTTTGACTTCGGTGAGGGGAAACCATGATACGTACCATTTTTGGCAATTTCCGCAGTACAGCACCTCGCCTTCCTCCTTCGGTCTGGGATGCTCATGGTCGAACGCTGGCGGCCTTGGCACCAAATAACTTCGATTGCTCATTTTGTGTCCTTGATTGGGATGCGTTTCATTCCTTCGCCGCCTTCATTTCTTGGACTTCACCGTCGAAAAAATCGATGATGAGATTGCAGATGGCGACCGCCGACGTTTTGAGCTGGGTTTTTTCCTCTTCGTTTTCGGCTTTGATGGCGAAAACGCCATCCTTACTGTTGAAATTGATTCTCATTTCGTGTCCTTCGTGGTTGGGCGGACGGTGAATGCGACGAGTCCGGTCTCGGCATGGAACACCTTGATCGGCTCGCCAGTCCTCAGGGACATGGCCTGCGCGTAGTCGCCAGCATCGTCGATGTTCTCGAACGTTCTGATGCCTTCCTGGGTGACGACGTTGTAGCTCATCTTGCCGGCTCCTTGTCCGCGCCGCTCACATGGTCCCAGTCGCAGGACAGGCCGGCCTGCTTGCCGTTCGTCGAGTAGACGATGCAGTCCACTTGCCTCGTGTCGGTCAGAGTGACGATGCATTCCGTGAATACGTCGGCCCCGGCGGAGCACTGCGATTCGATGGACCGGACCGCATGCGCTGGCGTGGAAGGCTCCGACGCGCTTCCGCATCCTGCGAGCGCGGTGCAGAGGGTGAGGGTGATGGCGGTGAGTGTGGCGCAGATGGTGTTTCTCATTGTTCGTTCCTTTGATGGTGGCTGGCGTGGTGGTTCCAGAGGCGGATGGCTTTTTTGAGGTTTTTGCCGTCGATGTGGAGGATGCATTTGTGCCGGCAGTTGGGGCAGATGCAACCGTAGATGGTGTTGACCGGTTTGCGGGTTCGGAGGTTGTAGATGGTGCCGAGGGTCAGGATGAGCGGCCGGGACTTGCGGCATGCCGGGCAGGGTGCAGGTCTGCGCCATTTGCGTGGGTTGGTGGCGATTCTGACGGTGTCTGTGTGGTGCATTTCATTCCTTTCCGTAGATGGCGAGGCTTCGTATGCCGGCGCTCATGCTGTTGGAACATGTGTTCGGATCGTGGTCGATGATGTCGTTTCCGATGCCTTTGAAGCGGAGGCTGGCGGTGCCGTCCGGCCGGCGGATGAGTTCGAGTCGTCCGTCGATGACGACGTCCTGGTCGGTTTGGGCGATGCAGCGGCGGCCGATCAGGATGGCCGGGTCGGCCGACCGCCACTTGTGCAATGGGACGATGATGCTCATTCCCGGCCACCCATCCAGCCGATCAGGAAGGCGAGCGCCAGGAGGATTATCGCGATGTGGCTCATGCCGTTCCTCCGATCTCCGGGCTGGCCAGCATCTCGGTGATCGCGTCCTTGGCTATCAGGCGCCATGGTTCGCGGCCGTCGTCGTCGAGGTTTTCCCACGTGAGGTGTTTGCGGTGGCCGTTGGCGTGGAATCGGTTGTAGATGGCGTGCGCGACGGCGTATTGCGTGTCGAGGCTGATGACGAGCTGGTCTTGCTGGTCTTCGGTCATTGGTAGGTCTCCAGTCTTGGCGGTGCGAGCAGTGCGGCGATCGCATAGCTGGCGAGGCTGGTGGCGAGCGCCGCGATGGTCAGTGCGGTGTGGATGGCGAGCCACGTGATTGGTGTCCACTGGTGGAGCGCCTGTCCGATGATCGCCCTGATGACGGCGTGCGGGATGAGCAGCAGCGCGAGGAGGGTGAACAGCGTGGCCATGGCGTCTCCGAGCCGGTCGGCGAGGTGGCTGATGGTCTTTCTCACTTGTGGTCTCCCGTCTTGACGGCGAGTGTCTCGAGCATGGCCTTGTAGTCTTTGATGTCGCGTGCGATGCAGGATTTCACCCGGTGCGGGCCGCTGTCGCCCTGGTATGGATCCGGGGCGCCGAGCACGGTGACGAGTCGGCGGATGGTGGCCATGTCGTATTTGCGGTAGGTGAGCCACGCGTCAGGGTTGAGGTTGAGTCGGCGGAGGAAGTCAAGGTCGAAGTCCACGTTGGTCCCCGCGGGGACGAGGGAGAAGCGCTGGGAGAGCGAGTCAAGGAATTCCTCCACGGCGTTGGCCACGACGACCATGCTGTCATTGCGCACGGAGCCTCCCATGAGTTCGAACAGCAGGCCGTTGTCGGTGTGCATGGAGAAGGCGACGGGGCTCATGGACAGGAGGTCGAGTCTGTCCGGGCGGATGATGCGGGACAATGATCCGAACTTTTGTTCGCCCAGCATGTCGGTACATTCCATACCGATCTCCAATGGCAGGCTTTTGCGCCTGTCCACGCCTGTGGTCTCAAAGTCGATCCACAGCAGCGCCTCCGGTTTGCCGTTATTCTCGTGCATTTGTCATTCCTTCCGTTTGAATTGTCAATGTTTCGCGCATGGTCAATGGCGTGGCCGTGCCGTCCTGGTTGAGCCAGAGCCATCTCCCCTGCCAGTCGCGCACTGGGGTGGAGAGAGGATCTATGCCGAGCGGGACTATCAGCCCAAGGCGTTCGGCCTCCTTCACATGCTGGTGGACCCACCCATGGCAGCCGGTCGTGCCCGAACCGCACAGCTCGACGATGTTGGCCGGACTGTGCCTCACATCCGGATCCGCCGCCCGCCGCAGTTGACGGTGATGGCCACTGCGTCCTGGCCAGCGTGACGGGTCATGGATGTTCGCCCCGCAACGCAGGCAATGCCATCCCTGCCGCTCCAAGGCGGCACGCTTGGAATCATCGAACTCACTCACAACGCACCCCCTCCTGCATCAGACCGTCGACCAGCACCAAACACGAAGTGCAATTGGCCCTCAGCCCGGCCGCCATCGCCACGATGCCGTCATCTGCCCTGCCAGCGGCCAGCGCTCGCAGTTCGATTGTGCTGGCGGTCTGGGCGGTATCAGTGAGGAGTTGGGCGAGTCTTTCGAGTTGTTTCCTGGTCATTCGTCGTCCTCCTCGTTTTCGTCGGAGTCGGCTTCGCTGATGGCGGCGGTGAGCTGGTCGAGGTGGCTGGTTTCGTCGTCGGTTGGCGTGTAGCCGAGGTCTTGGAGGATCTGGTAGTAGCCGGGGATGCGTCTGCTGATGTCATTGACGGTGGTCCAGTCGGTCGGGCCGATGAACCATTCGATGCGTGCGGCGAGGATTTGCACCGCCCAGACCGCCCAGTCGGGTTCGTCGAGGTGGTAGCGGAGTTCGGCGAGCGCCCGTTCCGGTTCGATGCCGCTGATGGTGGTGAATTGTTCGCCACCGCATGCGGCGTCGTTCCATGTGCTCAGCGCCAGCGTGTAGCCCTGCGGGTCCGGGTCGATGATCTGCAGGAGTCCGAGCCGGGCCGTGGTTTCGACGAGCTTGTCGCGTTTGATGCCGTGGAGGTTGGCGTGGAGCCATGCCATGCGCTTGTCTGCGGATGCGGCGGCGTATTCCTCGAGCGCGTGCCGGCGGGCGTCGCGTTCGGCTTGTTCGGCGGCGCGTCGGGCTTCCTTTTCGGCGTCGGCGGTCTTGTCGCGGCGGGTCCAGAGGTAGACCTGCTCCATGTGGATGGATACGGCTGCGGGGTTCTGTTCGCGGATCTTCTCGATGGTTTCTTCGGGGGTGCCGGTGGACGGGAACATGCAGCCGGAGTATCGCCATTCCGGGTCGCTGTAGGGCTTTTCGGGGTCGGGGATGAGGTTGATGCCGCTGTCGGACTCCACGAGGAGCGCGGCGACCGATTCGATCCATTGCCGGTCGCGGTCGTCGCGTTCGATGTTGCGGAGGATGTAGTCGAAGTTCGAGGTGCCGGCAGCCTGCGCGAGCTTCTTCTGCCTGTCCGGCTGGCCGTCATATCGCGCGATGGCCACGAGCTGGCCGATGGAGATCTGGCCGAAATCGTCGCGGGTCGCTCTGACCTCGTTGTCGATGCTGGCGGCCTTGGCGCGGTCACGCACGTAGTCGGCGCTTCGGCCGAGCCGGTGGGCGACGCTGGCGGTGGTGGCTCCGAGGTCGAGCATGCCCTGGATGGCGTCGGCCTCCTCCAACGCGGTGAGCTGTTCGCGCTGGCAGTTCTCGGTGATCATCGCCTCGAGCTGCTGCAATGGGTCGAGGTCGAGCACGAAGCATGGGACGGCTCCGGTTCCGGCCTGCTTGCAGGCCATAAGGCGACGATGGCCGGCGATGACGCGAAAGCGGCTGCCGTTGGGTACGACGGAGAGCGGCGAGAGCAGGCCGTTGGCTTTGATGCTGGCCGCGAGGTCGGTCACGTCGCCGATGTTTTTGCGTGGGTTGTCCGGGTGTGGGTCGATCAGGCTTGGGTTGATGAGCTTGATTTCGTTGCTTTGGTGGTAGTTGCTCATTGCTTCTCCTTGCTGGTTTGTTGATTGAGTTCGTCTGCGCATGCCTGGCATGCCTTCCACCATTCGCTTGGGTTGCCGTTGCGGAGGCTTCCGGTGTGGTCGTATTCGTCCTCATGTGGATCCATGAGCTGGTGGACGTGTTCGCAGTTCCAGGTGTGCTTGTGCTGGCGCGTGGGTGTGATGGGTTCCGGCGCCCATGTCTCCCATTGGTCGCGGAGCCATGTGTTGAGCCGTGGGATGTGGCCGCTGCGGATTTGACCGTCGTTGACGGCGTGCTTGTAGCGGCGGAGCGCGGTTTGGAGTCGGCCGAGTTCGACGGGGTTTCCGGCGATGGTCGCGTACAGGCTTCGTGCTTCGGTTTCGGTCTTGCGGCCTTTCGCGCCGACGGATCCGGGATAGGCTTCGGCGAAACGGTCGAAGCCGGCGTCCGGCGTATCGGTTTGCTTCGAGGTGCTGGCGGGAGGGGTCGGAGAGGGATTATCGGTATCGGTATCGGTTTTATGCCATGTTTTTGCTTGGCTGTCCTCTAGCAAGTTGCTGGACGTTTCGCTACCTGTCTCGCTACTGTTTTGCTCTCCGTTCGCTTGGCTGTTTGCTAGCAAGTTGCTAGACGGTTGCTTGGCCTTTTGGTTGGCGGCCTTACGCCGTCCACCCTTGCTTCCGGCTTTGCGCCGGGCCTCGCGCTGTTCCTCGGTGAGCGTCTTGGGTTCCTTGCAGATGCCTTCGGCGTAGACGGGCCTCCAGCCGCCGCCGTGCTCCTCCATGAGCCCCATGTCGATGAGCTGCTGGAGTTGTTTCATGGTGCCGCCGGCGTCCTTGAGGTCGAGCTTGTCGAAGTATCCTGGATACGCGGCCGGGTCCTTGGCCTGCATCGAGATGCCCTTGGAGTGGATGACGCAGAGTTTGACCCACAGTCCCACGGTGGCGAGCGGCAGGCGGCGGATGCGCCTGTCGTCGGCCATCTGGTCGTCGACAATAAACCACATATCTCTCTTGCTCCTTCCGTGGTTCAGTCGATCTCGCCGGTGTCCGGATCGACGGTCGCCTCCACGTCGCCGTCGTCCATGTCGAGGCTGCGGCGCAGGTCGTCGATGAGGATCATCTGCCGTGACGTGGCCGGCTTCGCGCACATGTTCTCCATGGCCAGGCCGGCGTCGAGGATGCGCTGCGCGAGGTCCGCGCAGTCGTACACGGCTTCGGTGATGGCATGGATGCCGCCCCACTTGTCGATATGCTCCTGCTTGTTTTTGGTGTCCATGACGTTGCGGCATGCCTTGAGCACGACGGCCGCGGCCTTGGTGACCTGCTGCGTCTTGCCGATGAGGTCGATGAGCGTGTCAGGTGTCGCTTCCTGCGGGATGAGCGCCTGTTGTTCGCTGGCTTTCATTGCTTCCTCCTTTAGAATTCCGGTTCCGGATCCGGTTTGCCGAAGTCCCCAAATGACGATTGGTCGGCCGCCGGCGCGCCCCACGGATCATCGGCCGACGGCGCGGCGGGTTGCTGTGTCTGTGCCGACTGTTGCGGCCGTTGGCTCCAGCCACCGACGCCGGTGTTGACGGTCGGCTGCGGCGATGCGGAGTTGCCGTAGACGGGACCGCCCTGGCGGCTGATGCGGGCGACCTGCGCCGTCGCGTACCGCAGCGATGGCCCGATTTCATCCACTTGCAGCTCCACGACGGTCCGATTGGTGCCGTCCTGCGCCTGATACGAGTGCTGCTTGAGCCTGCCTTGGGCGATGACCCGCATGCCCTTGACCAATGACCGCACGCAATGCTGGGCGAGGTCGTTCCATGCCGAACAGCGGAGGAAGAGCGCGTCTCCGTCCTCGTACTGTCCGGTCTGCCGGTTGTACTGGCGTGGCGTGTTGGCGATGGTGAAGCTGGCGACCTGCGCGCCCTGGCCGGTGGTCCTCAGTTCCGGATCTGCGGTGAGGTTGCCGACGATGGTGATGACGGTCTCTCCGATGGCCATGTCAGGCTCCCTTCACGTATCCGGCGGGTTCCGGACCGAGCTGGCTTGGATCCTTGGCCTTCCACGCGCATTTCGCGCGCAGGCATCCGGCCTCGCGGTCGATGACAATCTCGCCGAAGCGTGCCGGCGCGACCATGGTGAGGTTCCAGCCACGGTCGCGGTTGAGCGCGCTGATGGTCTCGTACAGTTCGCCGATCAGCTCGGCGGCCGTCATGCCGACGCTGGCGGGTGTGAGCGGCCACTCGAACCACTTCTCGCCTTCCGGCCTGCTTGGTGTTTTGCTTGGCAACGTTTGCCTCCTTTGGATTGATGTCGTGCCGGGGCGCGGGAACGAACCGCGCATCCAACCGCCGGCGTGACCTCAACACGCCGATCCATGGCGCCCGCCTCCAATCGCGGGCCCCGGCGAAGGCCAGGCGGGAGGAGAAGAGAGAAGATGACCCGCCCGGCCGGTTTTAACGTCTTTTCCTTGACGCGCGGGCGGTTCCGGCATGGCCGCGCATGACGAACCACGTCCATGCCGCAATGTATGAGGAGCCGCCCAGGTCTTTCATCGCTCGAGTTCGTCCACCCATCGGATGAAGCGTGGGTCCGAGCACAGGCGACGCATGATGACGGCCGTCGGGATGAGCACCGCGAACGGCACGGCGATGAGATGTTCGATTGGGTGAGTACAGGCCGGCGTGCAGTACAGCACCCACATGGCCAGCAACCACCCCGCGAACAGCAGCTGGTGCAGGATGACGTGGGCAAGAACCTTCATCGTTCGCCTCCGTCCGTAGAATCGATGGAATGGACATCAATGTGGTCACCGGCGTCGTTGGCGCCGTCACGGGATTGGTTGGCGGTGTCGCCGGATGTGTCGCCTTGTTCCAGGCGCGCCATGGCAACAAGCTCTCGGAGCAGGCGAACGGCTCGGCTGAGGAAGCCAACCGGATCGCCGTCGAATCGAAGCGTGCCGCCGAGCAGGCCAACTGCCTTGCAGGAAAGGCGAACGAGATAGCTGCAGACGCGAACTTGATCAGCCAGCGGGCGTTGTCCGTCACCGCCGACCAGACGGTCTACAAGTGGCGGGTCGAATACGATGGAGAAACCTCGACCGTCTTCCTTGTCAACGATTGCCCCGACATGGCACGAGACGTGTCCGTGTTCGTCCGCTTCAAAGACCAGACCGTTGTGCAACGGCACGTCGACGAGGTTGAGCCGTTCGGAGAGGTCGCGCTCGAAAGCGAGTTCTTCTCCAAGCAGATATTCGAAGACCAGGCCGGTATCGACCGCCTGAACGCCCAACCAGGCTTCACCTACTTCGGACGTGGATCCTGTCGTGTGACGGTTCACGTCGCTTACACTACGGAGCTTGGTGCCAGACGCAACGACAAAGTCGAGCAGCGCCTGACCAACAGCCAGAGGCATTGATTCCATCACAGCTCCTTGTTGATGGTGTCGATGACGATGTCCACGAGGTCGGTCACGTCGAGGTCGATACATCCGACGATGTGACCGAGCGAACGCCTTGCTTCGATGTCGTCCCACCCGTCGGCATAGGCCGGACGGATGGCGTCGCCCTCGTTCTCGAATTCCCTGAATATCGCTTCGACGCAGGCTTTGCGGATGTCGTTCATTTGTTCTCCTTTTCTTCCCATGGATCCGGCCACGGGGTATCGGTACGCCAGTCGTTGTCGGTCATCACGCACCCACCTCTTCCTCGTATTCGGCCGTGCACTGGTACAGGTGTTTCTTGAAATAGGCGATCATCTGCTCCTTCGGATACATGACGACTCGTCCCACCTTCACGAACTTCGGGCCGATGCCCGCGCTACGCCAGTACGCCAGGGTGCCTTCCTTGATGCCGCAGTTGTCCGCGATGTCCTTCGTTGTATTCATCGGCTTCAACGCCGCCGCCAATGCGGCAAACACCTCTTTGTCATCCATCACGCACCCGCTTCCAACGACGGCTGGAGACAGTACCGGCGGATGAAGTACGTCTGGCCCTTGGCGACGAACCACGGCTCCCCCGCCTCATCGGTCAGGGTATGCAACGAGGCGCCGTTGAAGTTGTAGGATTGAATCTCACTGGTCATTTTGTTTCCTTTCGAAGTGAGGGGCGATGAACGCCGCAAAGTTTGTGAAGAATTTCCTGCTCACAGCCAACGAAGAGCAGAACGTGACGTTCTCCATCGCAGACGTGTCTGGAGCCATGTCTGTCGTGGAACAGACGATTCGCGTTATGGCTGAAGCCGGCAACGAGGACGCGCAACTGGCCTCGACCTGCCTTGAATCAATCTGGCTTGATATCTGGGCCGCGTACGAGCATGGCGGGAAAAGCCGCGAAATGCACAGATCGAACGTTTCCCTGAGCATTCAGGACCGGATGGCGCTGCGCACGGCGGAACGACTGCTGGACCAGGGACCCGAACAATATCCACGTGAACGCCGCGACGATATCCGTTCGATGATCGATGAGCTGCCATCGTTGCTGAACGACATCACACTCCCGCAAGGGCTCAAGGAATACATCGTCCGCCTTGCACGCGAAGTTCGAATAGCGTTGGACGAGTACGACCTGACCGGCGATTTCAAGCTTGACAGCGCGTTCACCAGATTGCAGACCTCGCTCAATATCGCCGCCACCGTTTCCAAAGACGCCGACTCGCAGGGAAAGCTGGTTGAATTCTTGAGAACAAAGGTTTGCCCGTGTCTTGCTGCCGGCGCTCTTGTGCTTGGAGCCGCGGCGGACGGCACGACTGTTTTGGATTATTTCGGAGTTCGTCCCCAGATTTCTTCATCTCAGCAAGCTTTGAATACGTCTCACGAACAATCCGGGAACGATAACCCTCAAGATCAGTGAGGGTCAGCCGTCCACCAGCCGCCTGTATCTTCAGGTCGTCTACGACGCCATAGAAGACATCGAGCGCGGCTTCGAATGAGTCTCCGTCATACTTGGATAAATCAACAACCATTGGATTCTCCTTTCGATTCATGCGTCGGCGACTTATGATTTTTTGTCTCTGATGAAGAACTCACTGACATCACACCCAATCGCTTCAGCAATTTGATGCAATTCACGAACAGTGAATGGCGATGACGCTGGATATCTAAGCCTCCTTGTCAATGTGACTCGAGGGATTCCAGACTTCTCCGACGCCTCAGAAACGCTGAATTTCGCACTGGAAAGAGCCTTGTCAACTCGTTTTGCAACTGTTGCTGAATACTTCATGCTGTCCATGCTTTGCATACTAATGCCCATTTGGGCAGTATGCAAGTGCGACACGCCCAGACGGGCAGTTGTTAGCAAATTTGCAGTCGTTATACTGTCCATATGGACATTAATGAAGCAACAGCTAAAGCAATTGCTGCAGAACGTTCTGCAGCAGGATTAACCATCAAAGAGCTTTCGGAGAAGTCTGGCGTACCAGAGCGAACGCTAATCAGAATGCTGAAAAACGAGCGCGACATCAAAGTAACGCAAATAGCTCAGCTAGCAGAAGTTTTCGGTATTAATCCACATGAACTCATTGAGGAAGCCGAGAAATTCATTGCTAGAGCCGCGCGCAATGAAGCCCGCGAGCGCGAATCCCGGATCACCGATGATCTCATCGGCCGTATCGCCGCGCACCCCGAAGACTATGACGTGGCCGCAAACACGGATCCGAACGCACGCCTCGAAGCCGAGACGCCTGACGATTGATGGATTGAAAGGAACACGAATGACCGAATACAACCTGTATTGTGACGAGAGCTGCCATCTGGAACATGACGACAGCGATGTCATGGTCCTTGGAGCCCTCATCATCCCCAAGGATAAAAAGCAGGAGATCACGGAAAACATCCTCCAGATCAAGGCACGTTACGGCGTCAAGGCACGTACGGAAGTGAAGTGGACGAAGGCCAGCATGCCGAAAATCGACCTTTACAAGGACCTACTGAACTGCTTCTTCCTGGATGACGACATGAGGTTCCGCGTTCTGGTGGCCAAGAAGACGCGCCTGAACCATGAGGCATGGTCACAGTCGCACAACGACTGGTATTACAAGATGTATTTCACCATGCTGAACAGGCTGTTCGACTCCACGAACACCTACAACGTGTACGTGGACATCAAGGACACGCATTCCGCGCAACGTACCGAGAAACTTGAGGAAGTGCTGGCGAACAGCCATTACGACTTCAACCACGAGTGCATCAAGAAAGTGCAGCCGATCCGTTCGGACGAAGTGCAGATGATGCAGATCACCGATGTGATCAACGGGGCCGTCTGCAGGGCGAACCGGACGACCATCCCCCAACCATCGGGCGCGAAAGCTGAAATCATCGACTACATACGCATGAAATCAAAGCTCCGTCTCACCCAGTCAACAACCCTGGGCACGCGAAAGTTCAACATCTTCGTCTGGGAAGGACGGAACGCATGACACCGCATTGGACACCGGAGCTCGTAACCAAATCCCCGATAGAAGACTTCGCCGTATATGAGGATAGGATTTACGCAATCTTCAGACATGACTTCATAGATTCACATCCATCATTCGACGGCCTCAGAGTTTCCGTACGCCGCCAGAAAGAGGAGACCGACGGAAAATGGGCCGGGTTCTTCCACATCACAAGCGTCGAAGACCACGCGACCGGTGAGAGGAACGTTGATCTGCGTAGATGCGAGCGAATCAGGTTTCCACGAAAGACGATTGACGACGCAAAGGATTGCCCGCAATGCCATTATGAAACATGCGATGCGCCATTAATCTGGAGGAAGCATAAGCATGGCCGCGATAGGCTGTATATCCTCATTGAACCAGAACGGTATCTAGTCGTATTGGAACCGCATAAGGAAAAAGGCTACTGCATGCTGGTCACCGCCTACTACGTCGATCATGATCATAGCTTCAACAAACTTCTGAAAGAATATGATCAGTCAAGTTTGAACGGGAATTGCGTTCAATAAAAAGCAAGGGCCGCCGCAGCGACCCTGGAGACTCCTTCTACAACTCGGTAGATGAGCTGATTCAAGCATCACATACGACACTCCAACTGTCAAGCAGAACTTGACAAACAGCAAAAAAGTACTTCTCGAAAAACAATACTTTCGGAAGAGAGGAATGTGGATAACAAGACCATCGCGGAGCTTCACCGGAACGCGGAATCCATGGGTCTGTCAGTCATGTCACGCGACCTTCCCCGTGACATATGCGGCCTATACGACGATCGACACAAACTCATTCTGCTGGCCGACTGGCTCAACCAGCGCCAGCGCCGTTGCACGCTGTGCCATGAGCTCATCCACGCGAAACACCACGATCCAGGCTGTGGTAGCCAATACGGGTTGAAGTGCGAGCGCCGGTGTCGCAGGGAGACCGCGCTGGCGTTGATCAGTCCCGTGGACTATGGCATGGTGGAGCAGATATACGAAGGCAATACGTGGATGATGGCCGTTGAATTGGGCGTCACCATCCAAGTACTGTCGGACTATCGGCAGCTGTTGTACGATTCCGGCGTGTGCGTGCAATAAAAGAAGCCCAGCGTCCACATACCGCGACGGGAAACAAAAAAGGGTCCCGCCCGAACACAGTCGGACGGAACCCAAGGAACCAACAATCAGCATTTCCGTTTTCACCAAAATGAGGTTCCACGCACAGTGTAGCGCGGATCCTCGGAAAGAGACAACCATGGCCAGAGCGTTCGTAGACGACAGATGGCTCAAAAACGACGAGGACGGCAACCCGCCCAGCAGGGCCGCGAAACAGTCGCTGGCCAATGCGAAGGATCCGATGAAAGCCAATGTGCCCGACAAATGGCGGTCCGCGCTGTACGGCCAAGGCTCACGGTGGAGATGCCGCTGGTACACGCTCCGAGACGGCAAACGCGTCCAGAAATCACGGAACTTCGCCAAGCTCCGTGACGCTGAGGAATACGCAGCGGCCATCGAGGACGACATCAGACGCGGCAAATACCGCGACCCGCAGCAGGAACTACGCATCTTCCGGGACGTTGCCTCCGAATGGACGGACGGCAAGATGGATATCAAACAGGGCACTTTGGGCAGATACCGCCGCGAATTGCGCGTTTATATCAACCCCAAGTGGGGCGATCGCACACTGAGGGAAATCCAACGCGACGAACTGCAACAGTGGGTCACGCAGCTCACCGAAGGCGGGTATCCCGCCGAACTGCAGGACGATCGCCAATCGAAGCCATTGAGTCCACGCAGCATCCGCAACATCGTCAAGGTCGTCATGGGCGGTGTCATGGAATTCGCTTTGGAGCACGGCTGGATCGGAGAGAACCCCATTGAAAAGGTCACCGTGCCGCGCATCACGCAATCCGATGACGACATGGTGTTCCTTACCGTCGAGGAGGTGGAGTTGCTGGCCGGCATGGCCGAACGGGCAGGACGGCCGGTAGACGGGCTGATCGTCCGCTGGCAGGCATACACCGGTGCCCGCATTGGCGAGACGCTGGCACTCAAATGCGGCGACGTGGATGTGGAATCACGCAGGGCGCGCATTCGCCGCACTTGGACCGACGACGGCAAAGGCAGGCTTGTGCTGGGCACGCCGAAGAACGGCAAACCGCGCAGCATCGCCATACCCAGATTCCTTATACCGTCCATCGAACGGCAGATGGAGGGCATGGGCGACGACGACTGGCTGTTCCGCGCGGCAAGAGGCGGGAACCTGTGGACGAACACGTGGCGGACGCGTGTCTGGCGAAAGGCCGTCCGACTGGCCGGCATGGAGGACGAGGGCGTGACCATCCATAGTTTGAGGCATAGCTATGCGAGCTTTGCGATTGCTCAAGGCGCGGATGTGAAGACCCTACAGATGCAGCTCGGCCACTCCTCACCCAGCATCACGCTGAACACATACACGGCTCTCTGGCCGGAACGATTGGACGATGTGGCGGACGCGATTGGCGAGCTGCGCACTGAACAGTTGAAGACCGTCTAGACGCGGAGGTTGCGCGGTCATCGTGTCGAATCGTGTCGATAGCCTACGGCCAAGAAAAAATAAAGCCTTGGAAACGTAATGTTTCCAAGGCTTCCGGTCGGGCTGACAGGATTTGAACCTGCGACATTCTGCTATATTCGGGCATGGCATGACTGAGCGTAGCCGGGTGTGAGCATTGTCAAGAACGTTGAAATTCCAACGTTCGTGACAATACGATACGCAGTGGTTCGCTTTGTTGAAATTAACTGTTCGCAACTGTCATCGTGTCGATATCGTGTCGATGTGGTCGAACCGCGCAGCCTTCCATCGGAAAATGAAAAAGGCCCCTCCCCCAGCATAGAAGCTGAGAGAGGGGCGAGTTCGAGTCTCACGTCAGAAAATTAATCACTGGCCGTCCTCGTCGGCCTTGACAGACGTGAGCTGGCTCACGCCGATGAGCGCGCCGACGAACAGACCGATCGCGTTGATGGTCGTAACGAGTTCGCCGCAGTGTGGCAGTCCCCATTGCGGGCCGACCGCTCCGACGAGCCATGCGACGGCCGGCAAAGCGATCAACGCGAGCCACTTGAGTATGTCGTATACCCTGCCCGGCAGCAGGTAATCGGATTGCGGGCTATTGGATTCATCCATTTTTCACCTCCTTAAACATTGCGGCAACCGTCTCCACAACGCTTAAAGTCGTGGAGACGGGAGTTTCAGCGCAGGTACTGTCCGGGATAGATAACGTATGGGCTGCGGATGCCATTGCGTGCGGCAGCCGACTGCCAGCCGGAGCCGTAGATGCTCCACAGGCTTTCGCCGGAACGGACCACATGGCCTCCGACCACACTCGAAGCGGTGGACGCGGACGTGCCGCCATAGGTGACGATCTGTCCCGGATAAATCCTGTTGATGTCACCGCTTGGTACACGCCAGGCGGACACCGGCTGGAGTCCGGTCCTCGCGGCGATCGCACTCATGGTGTCGCCGGAACGGACCACGACGCTACGCGAACCTGTGGCGGCCGTTCCGCCGGAACCTCCGCCGAGGCGACTGTTGACGATCTGCATGACCGCCGCGTAATTGCCACCCAACGCCTGCCTGCGGGCCGGATCGTTGCCGAAGTCGCCGCGGATGGTGCGCGTGGCCAAGGCGTTCAGGTCGACCGTCGGAGCGGTCGTGGGCTGAGGTTTCGGCTTGACGCTCGGCAGATCCGCCGCGCCCTTGTCGTCAGGGTTCGCGTACTTGCGCCATGCCGTGCGGTCGCCGCGGAACTTGTTCAGGTCGAGTCGTCCGGACCAGCCGCTGAGACTGCCGTTGGACGTGTACTGCCTCATCACCTCGCCGCGCGCTCCGATGTTCCACGGGGCGGTCTGGTAGCCGGTGACGAGGTTCGTCGCGTACTGGGCGATCCAGATGCCGCAGTTTAGTTCGGTCTCCATGCCGGCGACCTGCCAGTAGCCGGAGTCCATCGTGTAGATGATGGGGTTCACGCCCGTCAGTCGCTTGACCTCGCGGGCCCACCTGCGTGGCCACTGCTTGTCGCCCCAGGCGGCGTTGTCCTGCGCCTCCCAGTCGAGGATCAGGACGCTCTTGTGCACGTATCCGCGCACGTTGTCGACGAAGAACCGGGCTTCGGTCTCCGGGTTGCCGCCGCGCGCGTAATGGTAGACGCCGGTCTCCTTGCCGCTGTTGATGGCTCCGGCGAGCTGACGGTTAGCGTCGGTGTTGACGCCGTTGGACAGGCAACCACCGTACACGCCGCCGGAACCCCATGTGGTGCCGACGATGACGAAATCTGCCGGCACGGTCGCGGTGTCGATGCCGCACTGCCAGTTCGAGATGTCGTATCCGTTCATGTCGGCCATCGCGGCCGGCGCGACCGCCATGGATATGGCGACCGTGAGCGCGGTCAGTAGCTTGCGCCATTGTCGGCGTGGATTCATGTGCTTGTGTTTCGGCTTGCCTTTGTTGAGGATGTTCAATTCCTCTCCTTTCCTTTGTCCGTACCGTCCGCCTTGTACGGACGGTGTGGAAATCTTTTGAATCTTTCAATCTGTGTTCGCGATATGCGCGTCACGTATGTCTTGGATCATCGAGGTTCCGGTTCCATTGCCGCCCAGACCGTGGTAAGCGGCATATATTCGTTCCGCGCTTTGCTTCAACGGAATGCTCGCAACACCACCTGCATCGACCATCTGACGGTGCAGAGCCTCGAGTTTGCAGAACAACAGTTCCCTGACGCCCTCATGCAGTGGATCGTGACGTTGGTCGACCTTGCTCAGAATCCAGGTGACGAACACGCCGCTGCCTCCGCTGCCGATGATGGCGATAACGATTGCGACGATGGTTTCCTGGCTCATTGGGAATCCTTCCGAAAGGAAAATCCCACACGTGGCTACCGTTGGAAGCCGCGATAACCACGTGTGGGATTTTGGAGGTTGAAATGTTGTTGGGAACGTTTGTGGATGAGGTCTGGTGGCCCTCCTGCGGGAAGCTCCGCGAGTGCACGAGGGTGGGCTACGAGTCGGCCTACCGCTGCCACATCCAGCCGAAATGGGCTGACGTCGACATGGAGTCGATCACCGCGAACGACATCGAGGAGTGGCTCGGCTCGTTCAATCAGACCGGCGCCGCGCGCAAGGCGTGGGCCGTGCTGCGGGCGATACTCCGACTCGCCTATCGCAAGGGAGTCACCGACAATGACGTGACACGTCGTGAAATCAGACTGCCGCACCTGCGGCGGTATGAGCCGCGCGTGCTCGACGCCAGACAGGTAAGACGGCTGCTCAAAGGCTTCTACGGTCACGCGTTGGAAGCCTGGTTATTGGTCTCCGTCTGCGCGGGACTGCGCCGATGCGAGTCCGTCGGCATTGAATGGGCCGACTTGGATTTACGCCGGGGAACCGTGACCGTCAAAAGGTCAGTGCAATGGGTCGCTGGACATGAAACGGTCACCGACCCGAAGACCGACCAGAGCCGACGGACGGTCGCACTACCACGGTTCGCAGTCAAACGGCTCGCGCAATTGCGCCACGGCAGAACCGGCAGGCTGGTCGGCGATCTGAACGCCAACCAGGTGGCAGCTCATTACACGTCATGGTGCCAACGCATGAAACTCCCCTGCGTGCCGCCAAGGAACCTCAGGCACACCTTCGGCACTCTGGCAATCGCTGCGGGAGCCGATATCTCAGTGGTCGCACGACAACTCGGTCACAGCGACATCAAGACAACCGCCCGCTACTATCTCCGCCCCGATTTGTCCGTGCTGAGAAGTCTGCAGCGGGCATGGGAAAGACTCATCATCGGAGCCGCGTAGCTTTCCGTAACCCAGACTTTGATTAAATCACAGTATGGCACCGTGACCGGCGTGAAGTCTGGCAAGATCGCGCAGATTAGCATCAACTGGAAAAGCGCGAGCCCTGACTCGTGGGGCAGTGGACAGTTCGGTACAATTCCGGAGGGTTGGAGGCCTGCGGTCGTCACGCATGGCACGTGGTCGGGGCGTGATGGTGGCAGCCAGCGTGATTTCATTCTGGAAACGAATGGCAATTTCCGTTATGCCAATTGTGGCGCGGGGCAGAACAGCGGCACGTTCTCCGGGACGATGACCTACATTCTCGCCTGAATAGCTTTCCGTAACCCTGTACCAGGATTCCAATTGGATCATCATGCGTAACGGCAGGATGATTTTGATCAAGTTCAGTGGGAAAATCGGTTCGGGCAGTTGGGATGCTGTTGAATGTCCGGTAAAGCTCGCGTCCTGGTATCGTCCCATCGTTGAATTGTCGACTGTCTGCCTTGTATCAAATGGGCAAACGGCGCGAAGCCTCACGGCCAGAGCTGATGGAACTATCCGAGTGGCGAACATGGGAAACGTTGGCAGCAATCAGGATTGCGTCGGCACGCTTTGTTTCCCAATCCCATGATTTCTAGCTTTCCGTAACCCTGCCGTTTGGGAAAGGCAATGGCAACGGAGGAAACTATCCAATCGGGAAAATACCCAATCCGAATGCGATTAAGGCTTTGAATGGCAGAGCCATACTATCGTCTGGGACGACAGTGGCGATTCCATTCATTCACCCGTCATATCTGCAGCGGTCAGTCCAAGTATCGATCGCGCCGGACGGGACCGTCAACCTGCTCGTTGGTCCCGAGGTGGCTGTCACAGGCGGAATCGTGGAAATCCACTTTTAATAGCTTTCCGTAACCCAGCCATGGAAACCTCCATACACGAACAGCAGACTCACTCTATGTCGCGTCGGACGCATCGTCACGATCAACGGCAACGTCAAGTTCGACGGCAGTGGACAGCAGAACTACTCGACGGCGAATGAGACCATCCCAGAAGCGTTCCGTCCGCTCGCCGACCAGAGCATCATATCGTTCCCGTCCTGCGGTTTCAGCCTGCTTGTCATGCGTGATGGGAAGGTGCAGATGCTTGGCGACCCGAAATCCGCTTACTCCACGGCGCACGGCTGTTGGATGGCACTGCAATAGCTTTCCGTAACCCTCACCAGATCGAACCAGAATTGGAACGTGAATTACCGTACCGCGCTGGTAGGCAAGCTGTTGATCGTCGCATTCGCCGCAATCCGAGTCGGTAGCGACTGGAATGCGGCGAAAGAATGGGAGGCATCCCCGCTTTTCACACTCCCAGCCGGTTTGGAGGCGGCTTTCGAGGTGCATTGCGCCGCAGTATCCAATTCGAGCATCGGATTGCATGGCGTCGAAGTGCAGGTGGCGCAGCACACCATCGCCTTGCGTTCCTCGGGAAAGATGACAGTAAGCGCAAACGGGGGATGGGTCGAAGGCTGTATCACGGTGCCACTTGTCTAGGAGAACGTCACTCCACTAGGAATCGGCATGGAAAAACGCTGTATCAGGATGTTATCCCTGCCAACCCCGCCAAGTAACGTAATACTGCCATCTGGATTCCAATTCGCTTGCTTGTTGTAGTGCGGATCCGCAAGACTTGATCCAACACATCCCAGTCCAATTGTGGCCGATGGACGTATCCCTGACTGATATAACCAGACCCTATAGTTCGAGACTTCGACGGTTGATTTGAAAGAGCTCAAATCGACATACAGCATGTTGCCCTTGACGGTAATCGTGTTGGATCCACCATATAGGGCGCCAACAAACGATCCTGTGTCCTGAAACTTAAAGGTAGCAGTGAGGGCTACGGAATCCCACAGTTGGCTCATCGGAGGCAACTGCTTGACAAGCATGACAGGAGTTCCAACGGTGATGCCACTGATCGGGATACGGGCGATCGGAATCCATACGGTGCCGGAATTGTTCAGGATACTACCCGACGGTACCGTGGGGTCAGCCGCCGTGCCACTGGTGGCGGTGCCCTTCAGCACCGCGAGCGCGATCGTTTCGATGTTGTTCGAGTCTCGCGTGTATTTCACGCAGATTAGGTCGTTGCGGTTCCGTCCTGTGACTCCGCTTTCGATGGTGACGGTTTCCGCCGCGGTGACGCGTGCGTATCGTCCTTCGATCACAAGGTTGAGGACCGGGACGAGTGCCTTGTTTGCTGACTGCATGGTCACGGCGGGGAATTTGCCGTCGCTGCCTTGCAGCAGGTAGTTGCCGTTTCCGACCAGTCCGGCCTGCATGGCTCCTTGGTCGCTGGATGTGATGTGCGGAGCGCCGGCCTTGCCGGTGATGAGATTCATGGTCATGGTCATTCCTTCCTATCTGTTGTGTTGTTGAGGTATGCGGCGTAGGCGGCGTCCTGCGTGGCTGCCAGCGCTTTGAACGTCTGCCAGCATGCGGTACAGACGAGCGCGCCCTGTGCGACTCCGTCGACGGTGGTGTGGGTGATGTCGTGCCAGTCGCTGGAGGTGCGTGGGTCACCGTCGGCGAGGTATGCGGAGGCGTGGCATCGGTCGCAGGTGTATCTGGTGATGTTCGTGGTTCGTGCCATTGATGTTCCTTTCTCTTTCAGGCTGTGCGCTGGTAGATGTGTCCTGGAAGGATGGTGTTGCATTCCTTCCAAGTGCCGCCGTAGGTGGTTCCCGGATTTGTTGTGGCGGTGGTCCAGTAGAGGGAGCCGACCGGGTGGGCGGCGATGAACGCCTGGCTTGCGCTCATGCCCGTCTCGCCCTTGTCGCCCTTCGGTCCGACGAGGCTTGTGTTGGAAACCGGTTTGAACGTCACGTTTTTCCCGGTGGCTGTGATCTGCGCGTACATCAGGTTCTTGCCGCCATTGGTCATGGCGAAGAAGTATTCGCCTACGACCGGGGCACGGTTGAAACTGAGTGTCCGCCAGTCAAAATCCGAGCATGCGGACGTCCAGTATCCGGATAGTATGCGTGTGATGATCAAGGCAGGCAACCCGGTCTCGCCGCGTTGGCCGGCCTCTCCTTTCGCTCCGGTGGCCCCGGTCGCGCCAGTGGCGCCGGCAGGGCCCTGCGGTCCTTGCACTCCCTGCTTGCCTTGCGGTCCGGTGTCGCCTTTGGGGCCTTTGACGTTGCCGAGCAGAATCTTCGTCATATGCGCTCCTTACTTTCCGTCATTGATCATGTAGTACAGGTCGCCCGTCGTCGGATCGTAGGAGACGGGAGCCGCCGACGCGGTGGTCGTATCCGCGTACACGGCGTACAGGTCTCCGTTCGGGTCGACCTGCAGTGTGAAGAATCCGGAAGTTGGCGCCGTCACGCCGCGGGCACCCTGCGGTCCTGTCGGTCCCTGTGGGCCCTGCAGTCCCTGCGCACCTTGTATTCCCTGCTTGCCTTGCGGCCCGGTGGGGCCTGTTGCTCCGGTAGGTCCGGCAGGGCCGGTGTCGCCTTTCGGACCTTGCGGGCCGGTAGGGCCTCCTTCTCCGGCGGGTCCGACATCGCCTTTATCACCCTTGTCACCTTTCAGCCCTTCAGGACCTTGCCGGCCGGTCGG